GACAGCGTTCCTACGCTTGGTACGTCAGCTCTTATTGAAATTCTGGTAGCAGCTACCCTTGCTGATAGCGCACCAACTATTGGAACGTTCGCTTTCATTGAAGTTCTGATAGCAGCTGCCCTTGCTGACAACGCACCAACGCTCGGTACGTCAGTTCTCATTGAAGTGTTGGCTGCTGCAGCCCTGCTTGACAATGCACCAACGCTCGGTACTTCAGCTTTTATTGAAGTTCTGGTAGCAGCTGGTGTTGCCGATAGTGTGCCAACGTTTGACAAACCTTTAATTGCCAAAATTATTTCGACGGCTGGCTTGCTCGACAGCGCGCCAATGCTTGGTGCACCTGTCTTCAACCAGAAAGACGTTTTGATTGGTGGTCTTGCAGACAGCGCGCCAACAATTGCTACTCCTATATTTGCTGAAGTTGGTACTTCAGTTTTTACAGCGACTGCTCGGCTCGACAGCGTTCCGACACTCGGTGCACCAGCTTTCAATCAGGCTGATGTTCTAGTTGGCGGATTGCTCGACAGCGCGCCAATGCTAGGTACGTCAGCTTTAACCAAAGTTGTTGTTGCAGCTAGTCTGCTCGATGATGTGCCAACACTAGGTACGTCTTCTCTTATTGAAGTTCTGGTGGCAACTGCCTTCGCTGACAGTGCGGCAATAATAAGCACGCCATCTCTTATTGAAGTTTTGGCTGCTGCTGGTTTGGTTGATACAAATCCTGTATTTGGTACTGTCAAATGCATAGGAGTTCTATCATCTGCCGGTTTGTTCGACAGTGCGGCAACCCTTGGAACGTCAGCTCTCACTGAAGTTCTGGTGGCAACTGCTTTTGCTGACAGTACCCCTACGTTGGAAGCACCGCTTTCAGGAATAAACGTTGGGGCACTATCAGCAATTAATCTTGCTGACAGTGCACCAACGTTTAACGCGCCATTACTTAGACAGCAAAACGTTCTATCGTCCGCCACTCTTGCTGATAGCGCACCAATCATTGATGTTGCAACGCTTATCCAGCACGTTGATTTGCAAGGAATTGATCTTGATATCGGTGCCCCAATTTTGCCTGCACCGACATTTGAGCAACGAGATATTTTCTTAGCGATGGTGCTGCAAACGGCGGCTACAATCCTTGATGCGATTGTAATTGCTCAAGCGCAAGTTTTGTTACCATACAGTTTGACTGATTTGTTGTTACCATTGGCAACGCCTGAATTAATTGGCGTATCAGATTTCGTAGATGTTGACGGTGAGTCGATAATAATTCCCGATGTATGGATTGCAAATCCTGAATTTTATTTAGTCTTCATTGAAAACGTCATCGGTAATGAAACTTTACAACCTGCTATAATTGGTCAAAATTTATTCAGTACTGTTATTGCGCAAGAAAATAAATGGCCTGTCATTATTGGACAAGCCGCACCAATTGGAGTTCTTGAATGACCACAACCCATATACCGTTTTCATATCCAGTTGGTGATACTTGGGTTATTAATGCCATGCTCAATGATAGTGCTGGCAATCCGCTTGATCTGACGACGGCCATATCTATTGATTGGACGCTAACTGATAGCAACAACAACGTTGCTATTGACTTGAACCTGAGTTCTGGAATTACGCTAGGGTCTGGCGCTGGAAGTTGTATTATTACAATTCCAGCAACAGTAACTCAAGGTCTCGCCGCTGGCAATTATGTCGACAAAGTTGTCGTTGTAATGCCGGGTGATTTTGTTTCTACTCAATTTGCTGGTCCCATTGAAGCTGTTGTGTTCAATGGTACATTATCACCCCAGTTGTCAATGTTTCGCCAATGGTTTCCAGAGTTCAGTACCGTTGATGATATTAGCATTAGTCAATCATTGATGGTTGCTGGTTTATGGATTGATCCTTCCAAGTGGTCAAAAAAAGATTATCCAATGGCAATATTGTATTGGGCAGCTCACTGGACGCAGTTGTTGCAAACCCAATTAGCGACAATGGAAATTGCCGGTACAGGTTCGACTGATATTTTTCTGCGACAAGTTCGCATGGGTGAACGATCGTTTAGTTTTCAGCAACGATCAGGTCAGAAACAGGTTGAAGCTATGGCGGCACCTGGTGAGTCGTTACTTTCACAAACGATTTACGGACAGCTTTTTATTCAGCTTAGGGCTAGAAACATACCTGCTGTGATGGTGGTTTGATGTCTGTATGGGCCGCCCAAGAACAACGTCTTGATGCAGTTATTGATCGCTTCTGGGGCGAGCCTGTCGAGCTGCATCCGATGAGTGGTGGTGATGTTTCGGAAGAACCTGTGCCGGATAGTACGCGCAATATTGTTTTCAGCACTGCTGTTTATATGCGTCCGGGTTCTGCAGTTACCGGAGAAGGTGGTACTCAAGGTGCAGGATTGTCGTCACAGATAGTCGAGAACGATACTTGGGCATCTATCGTTGGTGATGTCATTGGCGGTGATGATCCATTTTTTGAAAAAGATGATCGGGTGTATTGGCCTGAACGTAATGAATGGTGGGCGATTACTTACATTACACCATCGGCTACTAATCGACCGAATATACATCTGGTTCGCTTGAACCCCAACAGTATCATTGTTGGATTGATTGGTGCTGAGTTTGATGGCGTGCCACCAATTTTTGATGGTGTAAACGTATATGCTGACAATTTTGCGCTGTCGGGTGCTGCCTTTATAGATAGCTCACCAATTTTAGATGATGCGGTGGAAACATGAGTTTGTTGAGGTCAATAATCAGGCAAACGATGGTCGGAGCGTTGCGCTCCAGGACGTGGGCTGAAGAACGTGTTTGGGATAGTGATCAAACACCGCTGACGGAAGCTGTCTATGGCAAGACAGCCAAACCGTATATTGTTTGTTACACCGACATTGACGACATCACACCCGTCACAGGCTTTGCTGAACTGTACAACGGTGAGAACCGCAACCTGAACTTGGTGATGGAAATTGGCGTAGCCAATGCTGTCAAGGGCGCGAACAATAATATCGTCCTGAATTTTTCGGCGACCGACGAAGGTCTTGAATTTGCCGTTGACGTGGTTGAGACGCAAGCTATTGCGGCGCTGGTCGGTGATCCCACTTCAGAGTGGGGCAATCTGCTCAAGCAGATGATCCGAAAAGTGCGCCGCATGCCTTCAAGGCGTGGTGGTCAATCAGACAAGGGTGTTCGGTTCGCAGCTCGAAAGACAACGCTGGTGGTCAGCACAATTTTTGACATCATACCTGGTGTGAAGCCAGTGCCTGAACATCCCGTTTGGGAGTTCATCAGGTTGGCACGCAGGCACCCCGAGGTTGGTATGGTCGATAGTGCCAGCGTCATTGAAGCTTTACTGAGCGTTTGTGATGCCCCAACGTGGGAGCAGGCACAGGCCTATCTTGGCTTGTCTTATCAAGCTGTCAGGGCGCTCAATCCAGATGGCACACCGTTGCCGTTGCTCTATGGAGAACTGCCACCACTTGCGCGTCAGGATGCGTTCGTTCCGAAGCTGAGCGATATTGAAGTTGTCGGCAGAGACGGTTTCACCATCCTCTTGGATGCCGAAAATCTTGATAACGGCTCACCGATCTTGGCAGCAGGAAGTTACAATGTGGACGGCATTTGAGATTTACAGAGACATTTGCATGGCAGTTGTCACGTTCTATTTTTGTGTATTCGTTTATGGCTGTTTCATGGGATGGTGGACTAATCGATGATTGAAATTACCGTTGATGCCTCAGATCTAATGAAGTGGTCTGCTAACTTCAGCAACATACCAAAGCAGACAAAACCAGCTTTGGCGCGTGCGTTGAACAGGGTTGGTGAACAAACGGCACGAGGTGCTGCTCAGTTCATTGCCAATCAAGCTGATCTCGATGCCAACGCGGTTTATGAAAAAATAGCTATTACGCAGGCAACACCAGACAGCCTTGAATGGTCAATGAATTCATCAGCAATATCACCGCCTTCATTGGACTGGTCGAGGCCTTGGGGTGAAAGAGATACCGACAGTTTCGATCAGGATACCATGGTCAAAGTTGTTACGATGGGTGATGGGGATGTTTGTGAACTTTGTATTCAAGCTGCAGATGATAGCCCTTACACGCTAGCTGAGGCTTATCAACTCAGACATGGTAGCGGTGGCGATGGTTGTTTGATCCATCAGAATTGTAGATGCGGCCTTGCACCATGGTCTTCCTCGCGTAAGTTGCCTGTGGTGTTCAACAAGCCCGGTGAAGATATGCCGTCTGGCATGTTCACCCCTGCACAGCTCGGTGAAGCTGTTGTTGATGAACTGAAGGTCTCGTTGTTTGTAACAGGGAGGTGATGAAATGTATGACAGGATGTTATTTAATGTAGCTGAAACAGCTCGCCAACATGCGAACTCAGATCGATTAGGTACTGTTCACGAAATTCAAAAAGACAAGATGCGTGTTGTTCTGGGTATTGATCCTAATGGACAACCTTTTCTTGGTCCTTGGACAGATCATAGCAGCATGCGTGGGGGTACTCGTGAACGTGAGTATTATAAAGTTGGACAAAACGTTCGTATGTCGTCATCTGGTGGAGATTTTCAACAATCTACTGTAAGTCCACACGCTCCGAGTAATTCGTTTCCAGCACCAGATCATGCAGACCAGTATCTTGATTCTAATGGAGCGCCAACTGCTGTTACCCATCAAATTGGAAATTTATGCATTGCTAAATCAGTTGGAAAAAATCCCGGTGATCCAGCTGTTCATTCAATGTGGATGGCTAAAGCGCAACAGCAGCCAGCATATGTTGCGTCAACTACAATGTCGACGACAAATGCCGGTGCGTCAACAGCAGCAGCACCAGCGCAGCCTGCACCACAACCCGGCACACCAACAATGTCAGTTATAATGACGGATAATGGTTCTAACGGCACCGGTGGAGGCATTGTTACCAATTATGTTACTCCCAATGGCAATGTTCAGATGTCAGCAGACCAGAACGGTGCTCAATTAATTCATCAAAATAGCAAAGTCACAGTGTTAAATAGTCAAATCACCGTGCACGCTGCCAGCGGGGATGTTCATATCAATGCCGCCACCGGAAACGTTCACCTTGATGCCAGTGGAGGAACGGTTCATGTCGCTGGTTCAAGTATTCAAATGAGCCAAGCACCCACGCTTGCTCCCGATACTAATGCTTAACCTGAAGGAGACTTTCAAATGACTAACGTTTCAAATCGTCACCGTCGCGCTGCGCTCAAGGCACCGCCAGTTGCGGCTATCCCGCAGGAATACATGATCACTGATCCCAATCATAAGGCTGATCTTCGCGGCGAGCTTGGTGGCGGCAAAGTTTATGTTCGCGCTGACAAGCAGTACGTTAAACTGACGCAGGCTCAAGCTAAATTTTACCAGGATTCAGGTGCATTGGTTCGGGTTGTCAGATAATGCCCACGTTTGAACAAAACATTATTGGCAGTCTCGTCAATGAAGGGACAGGGTTGTCCAATATGTTTTTGTTCAATGGCGTACCACCTGCATGGCTGACTGTCGGTTTGTCTGTTGTTGATACGAATAATTCGGTGGTTCCAAGTGGGGCAATCGTTGTTGCAATCAACCCTGTGACACCGTTGTTTCCTACTGATTTTGATGAAAACACGGCGATTTTATTCGACTTGCCTAATCTAAGTTCTTTTGGGACATCGGGACTTTCATCTGGTTTTCCGATTTTGGAAAGCACGATTTTTCAGTCTTTGCTCGCATCCAATTTTAATGATAGCTCACCAATTTTGGGTAGCCCGATCTTTGCGTCTTTGAGTGCTGTCAACCTTCCTGACAGCCCATCAATATTGGGTGCGCCTGTTTTCAACTTCAAGATTGCGTTTGTAGCAGTAAATTTCTATGATAGTTCGCCAATGAATATATCGAGCTATCCTTACTTCAACGAATGCATTTCGGGTAGTACAGCCGCACCAATTCTAGTTGGTAGCCCAATTTTTGATGATCACCATCTTCATACTACATTTTTCCTGATCATCAGCGCACCAATTTTAGGTAGCCCGATCTTCAAATCTATGCAGGCTGCCAGTTTTACCGACAGTGCACCAATTTTTGATAGTAAACATCTTCATATTTCTCTGACCCCAGATTCTCTTAATGACAGTGTGCCAATTTTGGGTAACTCGCCGATATCATCTCTGGAAGCATTTGCTCTAAATGACAGTTCAGCAATTGTGGGTAGTCCTATTTTTAATTCTAAAGATCATTTGACAGCAACCAATCTTCTAGACAGTGCACCAACTTTAAATAACCCAAGCGTTGTTGTGGATCATTTGACAGCAACCAATCTTCTAGACAGTGCACCAACTTTAAATAGCCCAAGCGTTGTTTTGAATCTTGTTGTTTCTAACGTCGGCGGTACTGTAACCACTGTTGGTTCAAATACCGTTATCACGTTCAACGGTAGTGGCTCAATTACCCCGAACAAAGCGTTCACTGCATCATATCTTGTGGTAGCAGGAGGTGGCGGTAGCGGTGTTATTGCCAATGGCGGCGGTGGCGGTGCTGGTGGATTGCTCGCTGGTTCATCAACAATCAGCAGCGGTACCACGACAATAACAGTTGGCTCGGGCGGTGCTGCAGGCAGTAATGGTTCTAATTCAGTTCTTGGTGTGATTGCTACTGCTGTTGGTGGAGGTAGTGGTGGTAGTGGCAATAGTAATGGCGTCGCTGGTGGTTCAGGTGGTGGTGGCGGCAATGGCACCACATACGGCGCTGCAGGTACTGGCGGACAAGGCAATTATGGTGGTAACAACGGACTCAACAGTAGCCCCGATTGGGTTGCCGGTGGTGGTGGTGGCGCTGGCGCAGCTGGTATTCCTTCATCTGGCGGCATTGGATTGGCATCATCAATAACCGGAACATCCATCTATTATGCTGGTGGTGGTGGTGGTGGTCAGTCTACTGATCCATCGGCTGGCGGCTTGGGTGGTGGCGGCGCTGGTGGTCCAGCAGGTTCTTCTGGGACAGCTAATACTGGTGGTGGTGGTGGTGGTAACGATTCTAGTGGTGGTTCTGGCGTCGTAATTATTAGCTTCGTCACCATTCAATAAGGGATTGTAGAATGTCTGAACCTGTTGTTCCTCCAACTTTTACAGTAACAGTCAGTTCACCATTAGACGGTTCACCGGCTGTTGGGGATAATATTCAATTCTCCCAGTCGACAAGTGTAGTTGCTGTACCATCTGCAACCGCAACGGCTTTAGCTGCACTGGCTAATGCAATGTGGCCTGATTTAATTAATCAGCAGACACAAATTTCGCCACCACGTAATGGTATGGATCGATCAACCGGACAGTTGCTGCAAGGTTGGGACCACGTTGAGCAATCGATGGAAATAATTTTCGAAACGCCGTTTCACCAACGGGTGTTGCGCAGATGGGTTGGCAGTTTCGTCCCGTCAATCTTGGGCGACAATGTTGTGCCGCGTGTGATCATGCGTTTTTTTTGGGCAATTGCATCGGCGCTCGATATGTGGGAGCCGGACTATCGGATCAAGCAAGTTTACTTTATGGGTAACACCTTGAACCAATGGTCGCCAGCAACTTTGGACGCTGTGAGTTTGATCAGGCAGGGACAAGTTATTTTTCGTAATGAAGGTGTTTATTATCCAAGAGGTCATCTTGGAAATTTCACTCCTTACGAACAACGTCAATTTGGTTTAGTTGGGCGCGGTGGTCAATTATGGGACGTTGTCAGCCCAACATCAACATCGCAGTGAGGGTGCCATGGCTGCTATAAATTTTGATAATTTGGTTACCACGACACCATCGCGTTTTTCAACCATCAATCCCTTGTTGCTTGGCCCGATGGCTGTACTGGAAACGATTTCGACCGAGAATATGATCACCGCTCGTATGGCGCAGTTGGTGACGATCTGGGCAAGTTACGATCCGCCCAATGCCGCACAGTATGATGTAGGCAATCTTGAATTTGATCCGATCAGGATAAATCAAGAACTCAATAGTTTTTTTGAATTGTTGGTGCGTGACCGTGTCAATCAGGCAGCACGCTCCGTCACACTGGCTTTCGCAGTTGGCACCGATCTTGACGCCATTGCCAGTCGTTATCCAGGTGGCGTGCCACGTCTCGCAGGCGAAACCGATACTGCGTATCAGCAACGCATCTGGATGTCGGTTAGCGCTCTATCGCTTAATGGCCCCGGTATGGGGACCTATGACAGCTATGTCTTCTGGACGATGTCAGCACCCATGCCTGCGGTGGCTGCTGATGGTGTCACACCAGTGCCCGCGATCAGGCACGCATCGGCGTTCACGATACCCGGCACCGGTCAAATTTATATCGCGATCATGTCGGCGGCCACGAGCGTAATTCCGTTGTTTCCAAATTTGGCTGGTGATACTACCATGGTTGCCACACCAATTCCGACATCGGATCAGATCGCGGCGGTCTATCAATACATCACAGCATCAGGTTCTGCGCGCAAGGGTTTGACTGATGTTATCAACGTGCTAGCGCCAAAAATTGTTTACACTACGATCAATGTTCAAATTTGGCTATTTCCGGGTGTTGATCAAGTCACGCTGATGAACGAATGCAATATTGCGATGAGTACATTGGTGCAGGATATAAACTGGCTTGGTGCTGACCTGACGTTGCTATCAATTAACGGAGCGCTTGCACAAGTCGGTGTTTATAATACCAAGATCATTTCACCTGCAGCTGACATCATTGTCGGAACTGATTCGTGCATCGTTGTAACAGGTGTGACGCTTCAATATATTGGAACGGGTCAGTGATTGATCTCACCAGCACCGCACCAGTAAACGATCCTGAATATGGAACGACAGACCCTGTTTGGCCGGAAATTCTGGCGACAGCTGGTTCTGATGTCATCTATCGCGCCGCTGCTGGACTTGAGAAGGCGATGGCCGATGTTGATGCCGGTCGGCTGATTTCAACTTATGCCGAGTTGGTTTCTGATCAATGGGATGCCTATTCAATCTCTTATCGCAATCTGCCTTATCTTGCATGGGCGAGCGGATGTAATCTATGGGAAGAGAGCTGGTCAGAGGGGTTCAAACGTTATTGGGTTGCTAACCAGATGACGTTTCAATCCCAACGCGGTTCGCTGCTCGGCATCAGCAATTTCGTCAATGCTGTTGGAGCTGAAGTTCTCAGCGCAGTGGTACCACCGGCGTCATTCTATCCTAACCCATCTCAGACACCGGCTCAGACGGCGGCCTACGTTGCACGCTTTCCACAGCTGCGCCTCTATCCTTATGCGCCGACACCCGTTGAGCCTTATCTTTGCTTCCCTGGCAATTTTGTTGATCCTGTAACTAACGAAAAGGTATTCAACAAAAACGGCTGCTTTCTTGGTCCGCTACAAATGTTCTATCCAACTAATTACAACGCCGGTGGACAATACTTTCAAGATGCGGTGTTGTGGGACCAGGGCGTATCGACTAACCTGACAGTGCAACAATGGACGCAAGTTGATGTCGGTACACAACAGGATACGCTCTACACTCAAGTGACAATGCCGGGAATATCAGATGATCATTTCTTCATGGGTCGATCCGGAAAATATTTCCTGCCTGCGGGTCATCCGGTCTCACAGAACAAATATGGAATTTTTCTGGGTGCTCTATATAACACCGCCGATCACATTGCCCTTGTTCCGCAGAATGTAGATTTAACGCTGTTCGAAGCCAAAGCAATTTATCAAACGGTGTTGCCGGGTTTGCAGCCGCTTGAAGTGACACCTGAGAATGTGGCGTCTGTTCATCAATCACGGATAACCGAATTCTATTGCGGTCAATGTCTTGCTGGAAAGTTTCAACCACCTAGTAATGCGTGGCAGTTCATGTACCAGCTTTGGTACCTGTTTGATCCGACAGTGGTGCCTGCTAACAAGAAGGCTAGTTGCTTCATGGGACAGGCACGATTTGGTATTGGAGCATATACCGCTGAACTGAAGATCGCAGCTTACGGTATATGGCCTCGCTTCTATTTGCGAGCTGGCGGCTTTCTCAATGGTTTTCTGCCGCCAAAGAACACTAGTGTAACTGACAAAATCCGACGCGCTGTCACAGCTTCGATGGCATTACGCGATACGGTCGGTATTGATACCTACGTCATGAGAGTTGTTCAAATTTCCGATGCCGTTTTAGCCGATGGAAATACGTGGGTTGGCATGTACATAGAATCGTAGGTTGGCGAATACATTCAGAGCTAAAATGCGCAATTTATGCGCAGTGATGGCAATAACTCAAAGGAGCGTTAACAATGGCTGAAAATTCTATTATTTTTCGGGACAATCAAGAGACACAGGCTGATGATTTTAACAACATGCAGTCTTGGATTGGCCAGTCTATTGATGATGTCGTCGGTGATGCCATTTGTGGTGGCAACGCCTATACCGGTTTAACAATAACCAAAACCGCAGCGACCCAAATTACGGTACAGGTTGGTCGCTTGTATTGGGCTGGCGCAGTTTACGTGTTGCCTGCAATTACGGTGCTCGACTTCTACAATAACTTGCCTGTGACGCAGAACCGTCAGTGTGCGGTTGTTGCATGGGGCACGACCGTTCAGCAGGATATCGAGCCGCGTAACTTTATCATTGATGCTGATACTGGTCAGTCACAGCCGCAATCGGTTGCGATGGAATCCTCGCGTGTACTTAATCTGGCTATTGTTCCGGGTGTAGAGAATCCAAATCCATCTTATCCGTCAATTTCAGCAACGACCTTGCTGGTCGGTTACGTGTTGCTATCACCGACTGGTGTTGTAAGTTTTCAACAAGTAACTTCCACTCAGCTTGATAATTTGACCGCGATTGCTGATGCCGTTATGGGATTACAATCATTTGTTAACCAAATTGCTGGTTCGGTTTCGACGTTGACAACGGCGTTGGCAGGTTTGTCAGCACAAATGGGCAATTACACGCTGAAGAGTGATTTTGTAAGTTTGGTAACGTTGGTTAATCAAATTTTGGCGAAGGTCAATCAACCAGCTGCATATCTATGGTATGGCACTGACAATTTTCTTGATGCAACACAGTCACAAACGACTGCGACTGTCGAAGGAGCTTACAACGCTACAATCAATGAAGGTTTGCGTTTTCCCGGCAGTGGCAGTGGTTCGGCGAGCTATGCGATGATTCAGTTGTTGAATCCGTCAGACCCTCTTGCAGCTATTGGCACTGATAATTTCATGTTACCAACGCCGTCTGGTGCTCGTATTCGCATGGACTGTTCGTTTACAACATTACCGTGGATTGCTGATCCCCTTCTTAATTATGCTTATTATGTGCAGGCACTTCGTCTATTGACGCGATCGCGCTATCGTTTCGCTTGTGGCCCGCAATATATGCCGTGCCCTGCATCTCAGGTTTGGTGGTATCAAGCTCAGCTTGATCCGACGACAAAAATTTTGTCGTTCATTACTGAAACATGGGAAACTTCTGAATGGGCTGACATTGTGCAGCATGATACTGAAGACGATCCTGATTGGCCGCAACATCAGTTTTTGCGTAACCAATATCTATGGAGAGACAATGTTGATTTGCCTTACTGGTCCAAGATCAACACCAATCTAAATCATAGCGGAAATCACCTCGGACAATCGTTCTTGAACCAGCAAGACGGTTGGCTCAATGGCGTTATGGTTTATATGAACGCTCAATATTATCAGCCATTGACTGTTTCAATTGTGGCATGCGATGCGACGGGAACGCCTGATCCAACACAGTTGATCATGGAAGTTGATTTGACTGGCTCCAATATACAATCGTATATGACCACACCAATGCAAGTTGGTGATATTTCTGGAGGCGGAGGACCAATTTATACCACATATCAAGCTGATACTGAAAATACGTCTATGGCTCAAATACCAGGTTTCGTTCCATTTGGACCTATGGTTACGACTTTAGCTGGGTACACCGCCGCTTATAATATTCCAGTTTATGTTTACCCATTACGAATTCCAATTCCGCCGACGTTCTTGTCTGGTGGAAAACAATATGCCGTAATCTTCACATCAACCTACGGACATGTTTTCAATATCAGTTCTGACCCAAGTTGTTTTGCAGTACATCAGGGCGCATACTGGTATTCAACTGGTGCTGGTTTGGCGCAATGGACAACTGGCCTCAAGTCATTACGCTTCCAGTTGTTCTATTCAGTCTGGAACCAATGGCAGGGTCAGAGCACATCGACGCCTGGTGGGCCATGCATTATCAATTGTCAACCGCTGTCGAAAGCAGGAGGCATTGGAAGTCTTGAAGTGTTGGCTGAAGCAATTATTCCAGCAAGTACATCCTTGATTTATCAGATACAAGTTGGCGGTACGTGGATGGATTTTACCTCTGCTCCCAATAGTCCGTCATTTGCAGCGGCACCCGCGTTGCTGCCGTTCCGTATTTGCTTCAACGGTACGACTGATTTGATGCCGGGCGTCAGTCTGACAAATAGTCAAATTTCATTGTTTGGTGCTACTACCGGAACGTTGCATCACATTGGTGACCTCGTTACGCTTGGCTCCCCATGCAGCAGTGTGAAAATTGTTTGCAATGTCACTGGTTTTGTATCGGCACATCAAACGTTGACGGCTAGCCTCTATTACGGATCGACTTACGATACCACTTCAACTGCGGCTGATGTAATCAATGCTGATGGTACGTTGACGAGGACTTGGACGTTCACGGTAGCTATCACTGGCACCTTCGAAGTATTGCTAGATGGCACACAAGATGGCACCGGTGATCCGTATATTGTCTCCCAGAAAATTACATTTGCGGAGTAATAAATATGGCTGACATTGTTGCATATAAAATCACAATGAAAGCACCAGTCTTTGCAGCTGGTGTGCAATTTCTGCCGGGACCGGGGCGCAGCTATCGCGTCTCGGTAGCGACCTATGATTTAACGTTGCCTGATGGCACACCATTTAAAGACAAGTGTGCAACGGTTCAACCTATTCCAGCGGTGAGCTAACATGGCGCAAGCAATTCAAATTTCTGATTTGACGGTTCCGGTCTCGCAGACACCGCTTGATATGGATTTTTTCAATACCCGATTTACGGAAATCGGGAACGCCATTAATGTTGCAAGTGCTCGTATGGATGCATACGACTCAACCGTAAACACCTTGGTGTCAGCTGGCCTTACACAGCTGAATACGGTGATGGGACCTTATCTTGCTAATATCCAAGCTGCTGCACAGCTTGGTTTTTTGACGATAGCAGCCACTGGCGTATCGGTTGCTTTAACCCAGGGAAATAGTGCAACATTTGTAGCGACGAGCGGTGGACCATTATTTACACCAACGGTTTTCTTGTTGGCATCTGACAATACTGATGCAACAAATTGGGGTTTGCTTCAGGTCACGGAATGGACTGTAGCCAGCAATACATTGGTCGCCAATGTAGTCTATAGCACTAAAATTCAAGCTTCAAATAACTGGTCTATCTCGGCAAATGCCGCAGTTATTCCAGTGATACAAGCATTGGTGACGTTGGCTCAAAATGCATCTGCATCGGCTGTAGACGCTTACGCCAGTGTCGAATCGGCAATATCAGCACTGGAAGGTTTGGCTGCTGCAATTTCGGCAGGCCCTGTAGCATCCGTTTGCGGTTATACAGGTACTGTCACCTTGATAACAAGTGACATCGGCGGCCTGACTGACGCTCTCGCCACCAAGGCGTCTCTGACGGCTTTAAGTAATGGTCTAGCCACCACGCAACCAAGCAACACGCTACTATCGTCATTAGCTGGTCTGACATTGACGGCCAACCAATTGATATATGCTACCAGTTCAACAACCTTAGCTGCAGCATCATTGACAACGTTTGGAGCATCCCTACTCGCTCTATCCAACGCGACCGCTGTTCTGAGCGCCATCGGTGCCTCGCCGATCAATCTTCTGTTCAACGCACAAACCGGCACCACTTACACAATGCTGACAACTGACAATGCCCTTGCAGTCAGGTGCACCAATGGCTCAGCGATCACGGTGACGTTGCCAAATAATTTGCCTGTTGGCTGGAACTGTCTGGTTGAACAAGGTGGCGCTGGACAAGTGGCGTTCAGTGCTGCCAGTGGCGCTACTATTAACAATCATAACGGTCAGTATAAAATTGTTGGTCAATATGCCACGGTCGGTCTTTATGTTCGATCAAATGTTGATGGTGTCAGTGCAATTTATAATCTGTCAGGGAGTACAGCGTTTTGAACGTAGCTTCCAGAATAGCTATGCTGGGTTCATGTTCTGCCAACTTAATGGCTACGCCTCTTGTTGACAGTGGTGCATTGGAAGATAGCCCGCTCTTTGCTAACAATTACATGTTGTTGGGTGTATGCGGTAGTAACACTTATACTTCAATCGATAACGGTGTGACTTGGGTTACCCATACTTCTACGTTAAGTTATGGCGCTACTAGTTTAGGTTGGAATGGTTCAGTATTTTATGCATTTTATTCATCGTATGGGCAAGCCATTTCAGCAACTGGTATTGGTGGATCAATCTATACATTTTCTTATGGACATAATGCAATAGCTTCGAACGGTTCAATCTTTTGTTCAGTAAATGGCTCAACTCCATATTGTCAAACATCTTCAAATAACGGAATTAGTTGGACCAATCAATCACTGCCTACAGGTTATTGGTTAGATATTGTTTGGACAGGTTCGTTGTTTTATGCCGTCGGTGATGCGTGTGCTGCCAGTTCTCCAGACGGAATTACCTGGACTTCTCACTCTCTTGTACTTGATTGGTCCAGCATTGCTTATAATGGTTCAACATTTTGTGTTGTTTATAACACTGTTGGTCAGACTTATGCGACAGCTTATTCGACAGACGGTGTTAGTTGGTATGGCAGCGTTGGACTTTCAAATCAAATAGCTTGGGAAAAAATTGCATGGAACGGGTCAGTATTTTGTGCAGTCGGTTATTATAGCAGCCTTGGTTATTGCGCAATTTCACAAGATGGAATCAATTGGACAAAACCTTGTGTAATAAATGCAACTATGAATATCACTCCGAAAGGACTGGTGTGGAATGGTAAAGTTTTTTGTGTAGTATCAAGTAGTGGTATATTTACTTCTACGGACGGGCTTAACTGGATCGCAACATCAGCACCGACTGTTAGTTATACAGCCATAAATTCTACTTTTGTTTCCAGCGGAGGCACCCCACCAACCTATGTTTTTGAAAATGCGTGGACAACGCCTGCCTTGATGAACGGTTCTACTATTGCCGCATACATGTGGAGTATAGCTGTCAATGCAGCTGGGCTATTCGTTGCGGTTGGTTATAACGGCAGCAGTTATCCACTCTATGCAACATCATCCAATGGTCAGACGTGGGCAACGCCTGCCTTGATGAATGGATCTACTGTTTTTGCAGCCATGTGGAGTATAGCTGTCAATACAGCTGGGCTATTCGTTGCGGTTGGTTATAACGGCAGTGGTTATCCAGTTACAGCATCATCTTCTAATGGTTCGACATGGACAACGCCGACTGTCATTCCTTCGTCTAACGCTTATACAAATTTGGGTGGTATAGCTGTCAATGCAGCTGGACTGTTCATTGCAGTTGGTTACAACAGCAGCTATTATCCATTGTATGCAACATCATCCGATGGCTCGACGTGGACAACGCCTGCCTTGATGAACGGTTCTAATGTTGTAGCATTAATGACTTCTGTTGCTGTCAATGCAGCTGGGCTGTTCGTTGCAGTTGGTTATAACGGCAGCAGTTATCCACTCTATACAATATCATCCAATGGTCAGACGTGGGCAACGCCTGCCTTGATGAATGGATCTACTGTTGCTGCAACCATGACTTCTGTTGCTGTTAATAGCGCTGGCCTGTTCGTTGCAGTTGGTTATAACGGCAGTGGTTATCCACTTTATGCAACGTCAGCCAATGGCTCGACGTGGACAACGCCTGCCTTGATGAATGGATCTACTGTTGCTGTAACAATGAAAGATATAACCGTTGATTTATTAACTGGCCTGTTCATTGCGGTTGGTTATAACGGCAGTGATCAATCAGTTTACGCAACATCATTCAATGGCTCGACGTGGACAACGCCTGCCTTGATGAATGGATCTACTGTTGCCGTACTTACGAGAGGGGTTGCGGTTAATTCAGCCCATCTGTTTGTTGCAGTTGGTGAGGATAATTCAACCAATTATCCACTTTATGCTACTGGACAATAAAAGGACATCCACACATGGGTATATCATTTGATGAAACACAGATCAGCCTTCAAAGCGTCATGGGCATCACGGTGTCGAGTATCCAGCCCGATACAAACAGCACGCAATATGTACGGGTGCTCAAATTTTACACGACACCTGTAGCCGCTGTTAATTCAGTTCCAGTCTTGATCGTAACCTTGTACGGCGGCAACCAAACGAGCGGCGATATCAGTGAACTGGAAATCCAGACCCCGACGCTTGAATTTTAAAATTCTATTTGATTTCAACAAAAGGAGAATTATTATGACGACTCCCGTTTTTGGTTTACAATTTATCCGCGTCGATGATCAAGCAGTTCCTGTCATTGGTGCCAATCTCGACGTGGTCGGCATTATCGGCCCGTGCAGCTCAGCTGATAACAATGCTTTTCCACTCGATACGCCCGTTTATGTAGCGAGCAACGATCTCGTTACGCTCGCAAAATTAGGAACAGACGGTTACATCATGGATGCAATCAACGGCATCAATGATCAACTTTCTGATTATCAAATTGCAGCGCAGCTTGTAATTGTTGTGACTGCCTATGGTACGTCTGAAACTGAAAGCGTACAACTTCAGCAAACGATTGCCAACATTATGGGCAACAGTGGATTGGGAACTGGCCTGTTCGCTTTCCTGGCAGCACCGAATACTCTTTATTGCACGCCTCGTCTGATCCTCGCACCCGGTTATACCGGGCAGATGGCGAACAGCCTCGATACGTTGGTAAGTGCTGTTGCTGGTGCTGGCTACAGACCAAATCAACTTTATACCGTAACCTTTGGTCAGGGTGAAGGTGAAACCAATGGTGCGCAGCTTATCCTGCCTGCCGCCCACGTTATTAGCGATGGAAATGGCGATATCGATAATGCTCAAATCTTTATCGATAGTTTTGGCGCATGGATGTCAGTCCATCCGACTGCAACGATTGTTGCGCCTGATGGCACGCCTCCTGCTGCTGTAGCTGCAACTGGTTCACTGATGTTCAGCGCTCAACCGGGCATTGGTTCTGCGGTCACCTTGAATACTACACCGATAGAATTTGTCAGCTCGGCAAATCTTGGTGCCGTTCCGTCTGGTCCCCATTTAACAGGCGGTCTTGATTCTAGTGCTTATGCAACCGGTAACATTGTCTTTAATTACAATCCGTCGCCCGGCGATTATATTGTATTAGCAGGTGTCACGGTTGAATTTCTTGCCAGCGGTGCTACTGGAACAAACTGTGATATTGGCATCAATCTTGGTGCCACGCTCACAGCCTTGGTTACTTTGCTCGGCACTACGCTCAGTGCAAACGGTGCCCTGAACGTTGTAACCTACAACCAGACTGGCGGCAATGAGCTGACGTTCGTCTACAAAACTGAGAGCACTGCAAGCAACACCTCGTTCACGACAACTGCCAGTGTCAGCACACGTCAAGTTTCACTCGGTGAAAATCTTGGTGCAACGCTTGCAAACTTCATGGCATATACTGCTGCAACAAACCAGATTGACGTTGTTGCTTGCACCTATGTTCTGGCGGCTGGCACCGTTCTTCTTGCTTATGGCACTGCTGGAACTGCAGGCAACAGCTATGCTCTTGGCAGCACTGTGTTTGGTTTGTCGCTTTCCGGCCCGACGCTGACAGGAGGTGCGGCTGAAGGTGCTTCAACGCAAGCAACGTTTACGGTTACGAACGCTCTCGGTGCCAATCCGATCGTTGCCACGGCAACGCCGGTGCTCAATACGCTAATGGCTCATGCTGTGTTTGAATCATCGGGAACGTCCATGATCGATGATGAAAACTGGCGCGATACCATTAGCAGCAATCGTATTATTCCATGTTCTGGCGGTGTCAAGATTGTCGATCCTGTTAGTGGTAATGTGATTGTTATGCCATTTGCCCCACGAGTTGTCGGTGCAATGATTGCCGTGGATTACAGCACTGGTTATCCGTTCCATTCTGCAGCGAACGAGCCAATTCAAGGTGTCGTTGGACCGGCACGAACGATCGCCTTCTCTCTGGTTGATGGAAGTACTGAAGGTCAGGTATTGCTCGCTGCCAATATTGGCATCTTGGTGCGTGGACTGATTGGTATTGAAACGGCAATCAGCACTGGTGGTTTTGTTTACATTGGTACCGATACTTGTTCGGCAGATCCGCTTTGGGTGTTCTACAATGTTTCTCGTGGTCGCGATTACATTGAGCTGTCATTGATGCCTGCACTGCGCACCTATCTTGGTCGCAGCAATATTACAGCTCAGACCGTGACGAATTGTTTGAATACGGTCAAAAGCTTCCTTGCCAATCTGACAGCTTTGCAGCAGATTCTTGGTTATCAGGTTAATTTCCAAGGCAACCTCAATAGTGACGAACAGATCAGGCTAGGGCAATTGACCATCGGCTTCCAGGCGGAAGAACCGCCTGTGCTGCGTGAGATCACCACCATGAGCGCTCGGTACGCTCCTGCAATTGATGCGATGGTTTCTCAGTTGTCAGCTCAGCTTAACCTGACTGCCTGATTTCAACCTACATTATTTTTTGAAAGGAATGACAAATGGCCAATCCCGTCTGGACTATGGAAAGTGCAAACCTTTATTGTGGCAGCGGCCCCGATGATGGTAACGCTTCCAATCACCTCACATTGACTGAACTCAAACTTCCCGGTCTTGACGTTCAATTTGTCGATCATAAGGCGGGTGGCTCACCTGTCGCTATTGAAATCGATACCCAGATTGCTCGCCTGGAGTGCACCTTCTCATTGATTGGTGTCACACCGCAGGTAATGGGAATGATTGGAGGTTGGGGTACTCAAGGTAAGAACACGTTTGATGCCTACGGTGTTATCCGTGATCAGCAAACGGGTCTAGCCTCGCAGGCTCATGCCAATCTACAAGGCATGCTCAGCAAAGCCGATCCCCAAAACTGGCGACGTGGTGACGTGATGCATACGGCTTATGCTATCCGTGGCATTATCCACTACGAACTTGTTATTGGCGGCGCGCAAATGTACTTGTGGGATTGGGCGACCAACACCAGAATTATCGGCGGCAATGATTTGAATGCAGCAACAAATAGCCTATTGCTCACTGGTGCCACTGGTGTGACATCATAACATGCCGGGCAATACATTGAAAAGAACAGGTCAATGGGCCGTAGAATTGCTTACGCCCCTGCATCATCAAGGCAGGGAGATCACTGAGATCGTCATCTCACCTCCCGGTTTTGAACATGTTATTCGATGGGGTCTTCAGGAAATCCCATCGACGCTTGCGTTACTGGCAGAGCTGACTGGTCTGCCAGAAAAATTACTGCGCATGATCACCTATCCAGATGTTGACCGTGTGATGCTGGCTTTCACTGCGTTGATGCCAGCAACGATCCAGGCTGATTTCAGCAAAGGCACACGACCATTTGCAACACCAATTGACGAACTGCCAGTTGATCAAATCATCAATGATCAGATCGATCCACGCTATCCGCATGTTGATGGACCAGTGCAGCGAAACATTGAACCTGTTCCAGTCTCACGCATGCCCGCTCCATCCCGTCGAGAATCACCTGAACCGTCTAACGGCGGTCTAGCAGCACCGTTGGCTGAAACAATGCGCAAGGTAGGATAAATGTCTGATACGGACTTCGCGGCAAATATTGATCTAACCGCCACTGACAACAGTGGTGACGCATTTCGTGGAGTAGTACAGCACTTCAACGATACTGTAACTGCGTCTCAAAATGCTACCAAGGGAATGCAAACTTCTCTTGAGCAAGTCAAGAAATCTGTAGAAGATTTAAGTAAAGCTACCAAGGCGCATGATGAAACTGTTTCCAAAGCATTCGGTGGAGCTGGTGATGCCGTCACTGCATACTTTGGCAAATTTCTAGGCATAGGTGCCATTGAAGAATTTGCTCGTCGTTCGATCATAAACTTCGCTGAAATCGAACACGGCATGGGTCAGATCGGTTTTCAAACCGGGGCAACGGATAAACAGCTAATAGAACTCGGTTCTACATTTGACGATATATCCAGAAAGAACGGTAAAAGTATTTCTGAACTGGCTGAACAATTTTTAAGCTTTCAAGGCACCGCCGGTATGGCGTTTGAACCGGCGAAAGAACAATTTGCAATAATTAATGACCTTGCTCAAACAACCGGTAATTCAGTTGAAAACCTTGGACGAATTTCCATTGCGGCATCCAAGAACCTTGGTGTTTCTGGCGCTGAAAATGCAGCCATGCTGAAAAATATCGCTGTTGAAGTCCCGTCTGCGATGATGGATGCTTTGGCGCAGATGGCCCCACAACTTTCTATAACACTGGAGGCGATGGGTGTTACTGGGCGTAGAGGCATGGAAGATTTGGCGAAAGTATTTGCCGATATTGAACCTGCCATGGGTACGCCTAGGCGTGCAATTAATGCATTAAAAGATCTTTTGGAAACTGCAAATGATCCATTTAGCAATCTTGGTCAGGCATTGTACAATGAGTTGAGCCATCAAGAAAGAACTGTTGAAAACACACTGAATGCAATTCATACGTCATATGAAAATTTTAAAAAGAGTTTTCCTATAGATACAGACCTTGTTCTGATTGATGCTGCTTACAGGAAAACGTTTAATATTAGTGTAGAGCAGCTGGCAGTTGAAAAATCTCGAACAGAGGAACAAGCACGACGACATGCATTGTCAGAAACAGAACGTAACAAAGAAGATGCTTTTAATAAAGAACGTAATCGTCAAGCTGCAGAAACGCTGCGTCAGTTTAATGAGATGTCGGCGTCGCTTGAAAATATGCGTATTGCTGTTGGTAAATTAATGTCATCGTTTGGCGCTACTGCAGAGCTAAAAGAAGCGGCGGCGATTCTGCAAAACATGGCCAAGCTGATTGACGATATCAGGAAGCACAATCTTAAAGAAGTACTACACGATCTTTTTCCCAAACCTCATATGCCGACACCAAGTGAGTTATGGAGTGGGATGACGAATGGTCCCGGTGGTGAGAGCGATGAAGATAGTAACGCAAAGATCGCTCAAAAATGGGGTGTCCCAGCTCCACCCACACCACGTGGTGCTGCTCCTGCCTGGCGACCGCCTTCAAGGCATTCATACGCCACAGGCACAAGCTACGTCCCAGAGGACATGATCGCTCAAATTCACAAGGGCGAGCAAGTCATTCCTGAAGGTCAAGGCAAAAGTGGTAGCGGTGCAATCAAGGTTGCCGACCTGGATAACACAGCCGCGACCGACAAGAACACTATTGCCTTGAATAAACTTACAAGCGACATGAGTGATGATGCGTTCAAGAAGCTTGGCAGCCATGGCGGAGCTGGTGGTGGCAGCAGCGGCGGTGGTGGACAAGGCTACAGCGGTGGTGGTGGTGGCGATGGTGGTGGTGGTGGCGATGGTGGTGGTAGCCAGAACCCCGCTCTAGGTGGTTCGGTGCCGCGCAGGATGGGTCGCTATAGCGGCGGTGGCCATAGTGGCGGTGGTCATCACGGCGGCAACAGTGACGGCGGCCCCGGTGCAGATGGCAGCACCGTTCCACCAGATGGAAATCTTGCTGCTCAACGAGCAGGACATATGAAAGAACTTAATGATGATCCCCATCTGAAAGCTTTTGCCGTCGATGCTATGCAGCATGAAGGTGGGGTTCAGTCTAACCTCGAACAGTTGTTCAATTACGCGTCGATGCGTCACATGACCATCCAACAAGCACTTCATTCGGGACAATATGGTCCTGTGAATAGAGGTCTTATCAGTGGAAATCGTGGTATATCAAAAGCAAACGAAACAGCTCTTGAAAAAGTTGGTGCTGGATCAAACATCACTGATTATGCCACTGATCAAGGCATGGCTGGTGATCGGAATTTTGCCAAGTACATGGCAAATCGTCAACACTATGGAATGCATCAAGTCCAAGGTGCCTGGTTTTCTGCTCATGGTGAGCAAGGTGTAAAATGGGCAGAACGACAAAGGGCAGCAGCCAAGGGTTCAGTTCACGGTAACGACGAAGCTGCGCAATATCTCGATCCTTCAGCAGGGTCGCATCCAGCAGCGGCGACACCAAGTCATGCTCTTCCAACACCACAAACATCAAACTACTCTGAAAAATCAGTGTTCGATACTGGATCAAATATCAATCACCACATTCAAGAATACGAAACATATCGTCGACACGTTACTGCTCACCCTGTTGTTGTTGGTCTTAGGTCGAAAGTTCAACGGAATAAAGCCAATAATTTACTTGATGATTCAGCAAAAAAGGTGACAGGCACCACATATGCTGATGTTGGGCTGATAGGAGCATAAATGGTTACCTTCACGCCAGCCGGTACAAACATCGTCTCCGGTGGACCTTCCATATCGCCTGTTGGTGCGCAAGTTGCTTTCAATTGGCAGGACATCTATGCCATTGGCGTCAATTCAATGTTGTATCAATGGGGTGTGATCCAATTCGAAGTCATGCCATTGAACCTGCATGATGCTGAGCATGATACGGCAAGCGATTGGTCTAAAAAAGAAATTGCCGGAGCATCCATCTATCGTGAATGGGTTGGTGAGAACGACGAAACACTTTTCATCAACGGCAAATTGTTTCCGTATCGTATCGGTGGCATGTCTCAACTTGAATTGTTCGAAGCAACTCGACGTGGTGCTCAAGCCAATATGTTGATACGTGGTGATGGCTTGGTGTTGGGGTGGTTTGTGTGTGAAAAGCTGACACGTCATCATACTTATCTATCAGGCCAAGGTGTCGGACAAATGATTGAATTCGAGGCACATCTGGCGCGTGTTCCAGTGCCTAACAGTTCAACTTATCTAAGTGCGATGTGGGGTACCGTTGTAGGACCGGGAGGTTAAGTAGCCATGATTGCGGGCTTTGAATTATACGTTATCGCATCCGATTATGTTACGGCGGATATTCTCATTTGGAAACGTTATCGATGCCCAACTCCTGGTATAGTGGAAGCAATGCTTGACGCCAATCCTCAAATGTCTTTGGTACACAAAACAACACCATTTCTTCCAGTTGGCATGTACGTCAGAGTACCGATTGATCTGGACCTGCTGTCAGGTACGCCACCAGCTTCTTTAATCCCAGCCACTGCTACGTGGGGACCTGGTGTGCGATGACAGTATCTAATCCAACCATAGCGCTCGACACAACTGCCATAACCGCAACTAGCCCTTTCACGGGAACACCTGCACATACAACACGCATGCAAGCGTATGCCAAGGTATTGGTAAATGGATTTGACGTCACAACGGCGCTGGCACAATATCTGTTAAAAATTCATGTTACCGATACGGGTAGAAGTGAATGTACGCTTGAGCTTGACGACCGTGACGGGCGATTAGATATCCCGCCAGTGAATGCAAACTTGGTTGTGCAACTAGGTTGGCAAAGCCAAAGCCTAATTCAAGTATTCACTGGTTTCATACAGGAAATAGAACATTCGTTTGATCGCGCAAACGGACGACGCATGCATGTTATTGGAACTGCCGGGACAACTTTTGCCGATAAAGCTAAATCACCTTTCTCCGCTCACATGGGCACTGGCGCACCTCCTGGTCAAACTACTGGTGCAACCAATTCAGTCAGTGCCTTTCTGCAGCAAGCTGCTGGCTTCGCCAGCACATCAATAGACATACATCCGTATTTCAATTCCATCATGCGGGATTATTTTGCCCAGACCAACGAATCATTTCTTCACTTGGGCCAGCGATTAGCTGAAGAACATGGTGGCGTGTTTGGTTTTAATTCAAATAACGGAAAATGGCAACTTACCCAAGCTGGACAAGACCCTAATGGTTCTCCAACAGGCACCATCAATGCCTTGTGGGGTGATAATCTGATCAATTGGAAAATTCATCCATTTTCGGCGCGCTCTTCATGGCAAGGTTCCAGCCAGCTTTTTTACGATCCTGGCGCTGCACAATGGAAAAAAATTGCAAGCCAATTTGGCTTAAGTATGCCGTGGTCAATAGCCACTGCAGTTTTTAATATGCGTAACCCTGCACCAAGCAGCCAAGTTGCCACTCAACAAACGCAAGGTGCTTCAGGGACAGGTGAGCAATATATTGGAGGAGGTACTATCCTCATTGACGGTGAACCTTCGGCACGCTGGCAAATGAGCGTAGTACTGACCGGTGCAAGGCCCGGTGTTGACGGGACTTATCGTATTGGCAAGGCAGAACATGATTATGAGCGAGGCGGTGGCTACACCACAACTTTAACTGTTTTTCCTACTACACAAGCTACTGGAATTACCGGTGGTGTTCCTGTCGTGACAAATCAAATTGGTTCTGTCTGGACCAGCTCAAACGTGGATGTCAATGGCAATATCGTCATCACCAACGCTTCAGGAGGTACGACTACTATCGATGCCAAAACAGGCAACACAATATCAACTCCCTAAAACCACAACGTCCCTGACCTTTTAACCCCTCTCTACAAAGGAGACTTACTATGGCTGCTCAGCTTGAAACCATCTCTATCGATGCTGGCCTCACTGGTCTGCATACCAACGTCACACACATCACTGTGTGTGCGGCTGAACCGACGACCTATGCTCTTGCAACGCTTGGTTCTGGTTCGACCACTGGTGCTTTGCTCGGCTACAACTCGTTTGGTGCAGGCAGTGCTTTCGGTGCGCCCGGTACCAGCAGCACCTCGTTGCGGGCCGTATCGTCAGCGGCGGTCACCGCTGGCACCATTACGACCAGTGGCACCGCTGCGTGGTGGGCTGCAGTTGACGAAACCGGATCGAACCTCTATGCGCATGGTTCGCTTTCGGCAACGCAGGTTGTGACGGCAGGAAATACGTTTTCTTTGGCGTCCTTTAATATCTCAATTCCCCAGCATTAACAAGGACTTAGACAGAAACTCATACTAAACTATTACGTGTAACTGTCAATACTCCTTGAAACGTATTTCCACCATCACTATATCCCTTTGACAACAAAGGGAAAATTTTGATGGAAAAGAAATGCAGGATTTGTGAAAAAACAAAGCCGCTCGATGAAGCACACTTTCATCGGCGGCCTGAGGCTAAGGATGGTTTCCGAAACGAGTGCCGTGAATGCATTCGCAAGAAACAGGAAACCTATAATCGTAAGCCAGAACGAAAAGAACGGCGCGCGGAGTATGATAAACATCTTCGCGCGACCAACCCGGATTGGGTAGCCGCACAATATGCGCAACAGCAAGATTGGCATCAACGTAATCCTGATTGGAATAAAGAATATGGTGAGCGTCTAGAAGTTAAAGTGCGACGTAAAAAAGAAAATGAAAATTGGCGTGAAAAAGATGGTGGTGCATGGGCGCGTAATCGTTATGCTACTAACGCGGAATACCGTGCTCAACAACTTGAACGCGCACGTAAGCAAAGGGCAATAAAATGCCAGAAGATTTCTTATCTTAACGCTCTTACATGGTCAGGCAAAATATCATGAAAACTTCTACATCGAAATGCAAGTACGGTACCTTCTCATATTTCACCGAAGACGAA